GTAGTTGGGTGCTACAGGTATGCCCACACCCAACAACGTGGCACGGCTTCTGATGCTGTTGAGATAATAGGCCATGTTGATGTTGAGATCCAGTTGCTCACCTGAGGCTTGAAATGTTTGCAACAGGGTCAATGGTGGAATGTTTGTGTCTTGCGCCACTCTGAACAAACTCACAGTGAAGTTGTCTGCAGCTTGTTTTGTGGTCATCACACTTTTAAAATAACTGTTGACTATGTCATAGTCGCCTACAGGAATGTTCACGTCATAGTCGTAGAATGTGTCAAACACTCGTACAGTTTGATCAATGTTGTAATTGGTGTAGTTGATGCTGGCCATATGCAATTAGTTAGTTGGGGGTGTGGGTGGAGTAGGATAATACATGCCACTGGCACGTCCAGGAATTTGGCGCATGGCAGCAGGTACAGCGCCCTTGACTACTGATGTTCCCAAGGCCACTGCTTCATTAACGGCAATATTCTTGAGATTTTTGTTTTTAAACGTATTGTAAGTTGTGCCGGCTTTTTGCACAGCACCAATGATGCCCAAGGGTCCACCACTTTGTAAGTCTTCTATGATGCCTCCTGCGGCATCCAACAAGCCACCTTGTCCCATGAAGTTGGCCCGGCTGCCTGGACGGGAAATTGGACTTAGTGTTTGGTCGTAGTGAGAGGGATCGGCAAAGCCTTTGATATTTTGATCGGGTCTAGGTCGACCCACAGCTCCTGCATAATACTTCACAGTTTCATAAGCAATGGTCATGGAGTTTTGCATGGTACCAGCACCTTCTGCATAAGAATATTGATCATGTGAATAATTGGTGATCAGCGGATTGACCAGCACATAAGTTGCTGTTTTGTGTTGATCCATGCCAACAATCTGGATGTCAAGAAAGAACGGCGCTTTACCACTTGGTCCTGAGGTGCCGTCGTTGTATGCTTCGCCAATATATCCCCAATCGTTGACATTGCCCACACGTTGATTGGCATAGATGTCACGAATATTATATCCAAAGCCAGTGACCTTGTTGGCGCTTTCTCCAAGGCTACCATTGTTGCCATTGGCCAAAACTTCATTGTAACTTTGAGAGGCGTCTTTGTAGTAGTAGTTGTAGTAGGCATACCACATCTTGCGCACATTGTCGCCGGCATCATCGTGAAATACAACGGTAACAGGATCATAATTGATCTTGGTCTGTATCACACGCTTACGATTGTATTGATTGAGAGTTTCGTTGGCAATTGTAAACTTGGGTAGGTCCACGGTTTTGACCACATAACTCAGAGATGCATTACCATTTACTCCAAGATAACTGGCCAGGCCCGGAACACCTGCAAAGTTAAGAGTAAAACTAACGTGAAAAAGGAACTTGTACCGAGGTTTAAGTTCAAATGAGTTGGGAGTAAAGACTTTGCTTGCGTGAGTGTAATCACGCAAGGCATTGACTTCAGTGAATCCTTGGTAGAATTGTTGACCGAATGTTGGCATTGCCCTGCCCTTAGGCGCCTAGGCCAACACCTGTTACTGAACCACCGATGGTGCGTCCAAGTCCTGTAGCAATAGCGCCAACACCACCGTCATTGACTGATGTCTTGACTTGTGCGGCATTATCGTAAGTAATAGTCAAAGCAATTGTAACACCTTCGTTGGTACCATAGTTTAATTCACCGTAATCGGCAGCCTTCAAGTAGCAACCGTACAATTCCCACTGCTCAAGCACAGTAGGTGTGTCTGCACCGTTACCACCATCAAGAATTTGAATAGTAGTCATGAACTTGTAGTCAATACCAGCTGCGGCACTGGCTTGTTCCAAGAAGTCCAATTGTTTCTGGAATTGTTCGCCTACCAAGGTCATAACACTTCCTGATGCGTCATCACGTACTGAACATGCGATATCAGCCCATGTGTGACGTCCGGCCAACTTTAATGTTGAGTTGTAAATCGGTAATGCGATTTCTTCAAATGTTAGATTAGGTCTAGCTACGCTGACAACTTGTTTGGTCATTTCTGTGGTTTCGTTAGTTACCCCAAAATTTTGAAACAATACTCTAAATCTATATTTGAGTTTGGGCATCAACAGGCCCTGTGCGCTCGCGGATTGATCGCTTGCTAACGGTACTGTCATTCTGTTTAGTGATGCGCTTGCCATTTGTTATCTCCTATATGTTTATTTACCTGAAACGGAGGCCGAAAAATCAGCCCCCAGTTTCATTATTGTCCGGCAGCAATTGCCCCAGTATTCTTGATACGCAACGGAATGTATATGAATTCCACTGCTTTTACTGGCTCAATAGCAACGTCTACCCACAATTCATTGCGGTCAATACGTGCAGGAGTGTTGTTGCTCAAGTCACAAACAACCAAGTAATCATACAAGGCTCGCTTGGCAACCAAGTCAATCATCAGGCTGTTCACACTGTTGGTGATTTGATTACGTGTAATTGTGTCGTTGGGTTCGAACAAGTACAGTTTACCAATCTCTTCCAAGCGTCCACGCAAGAAACATACCAGTCGTGCAACGTTGATACGATCCAGGGCTGTGGTTGTTGTGGTTGAAGTTTTGTTACCAAAATTGGTGATACCAATCCCTGGAATAAACGTAATTGGGTTAATATTGCGCTCATACAAGATATCACGTACACTTTGACTCACACCAATTTGTGTAAACTCACCTGTTGCGGCGTTGATATAACCAATTGCAGTAGCATTGTCAACCACACCACGACGTGTGCCTGCTGGTGCCAACCATGGATAACTTGCGGCATCACTGCGCAAGATAGTGCGAACCATCATGTGACTCGGAGGTTGTACAACTGTGTTGCCACCAAGATCTGTAGTTTGGCAACTTGGATAGAACACACCGCAGTAGTTGCTGGTCAGGATATTGCCATCACCGTTGGGTTGTCCCAAACCGTTATTGTTTGTAGCAAATGCTACCAAACTATTGCCATCAGGGCCCAAGCGCATTGGTGTATCACCCACAACAAACAAGGTGTTATTGCGCTCGTTGCTGAGTGCAATCATGTTTGGTGTCAACTCTGGGTACGCAGGTGTAGCAACAATATTGTATTGGTTCTGTTCTTCACGTGCTGCCACGCTGGTGTCAATGCCTGACTTGAGTGCTTGCACAATGATTTGACGTTGTGCCAGGCGACCTGACCACATTGAGCCATTGTCTTTGTTGCCACTTGCGGTTAACCAGGTGTTGAGGTTGATCAAATCCCAATATGCAGTATTGCTTGGTGCTGTACCGGCTGAAGTAGCCACTGTACAAACATATATACCGTTGTTGTAACTCACAAAGTCATTCACAGCATAGACTGTGGTTGCTGAATATGCATCAATCGCATAGTCGGTGGCTGTGGTTGTGAAGTAATCCAGTTGGAAACTCTTGACATTGTAGCCCGAACGACGTGTGTTAAACAACAGCGTACCTTGTGGATACAGTGCTGGATTAGGAGCATCTGGATCAAGATAATCGCTAGTTAACAAACTCACAATGCTTGGTAATGCATCTGCTACTGGGTCTGTTGTGCCGTTTGTGGACCAACGTGCATCGGCAAACAAGATACCGTTTTGTGTGGTTTGATCGGTGGTGTCGATTTCTACCCATTGTGCTACTCCGCTGACTGCTTGCCAACGATACAGTTTGGGATAGTTTTCCAAGTCACTAGTATCAATCCACAAATCACCGTATACCAATGGACTCAGTGATGTGTCAGTTTGTGTTGTTGGTGCTGTGGCACTGATAATAGGACCAGTAGCATTACAATTTGTTAGGTTATAACCACGAACATCGTTGGTGACGTTCTGATAACCTTGCCAAGAGCCATCATCTTGGATCATGATATCAGCCGCATCAACTGCGCTGTAATACCATAAACGACCATCTGCAGGATCTTGATCTGGTGCAGTTGAACTTGGGGTGTATGTAAATAATGGGCTGGTAACAAAATTACTCAATCTTAAGATATTTGCATCAGTTGGTTGCTGTGTTACCTGATCTGGTGCACCAACCACAAAACCAGAAATGGTAACCGGGGTACCAGAAGTATTTTGTAAAAATATTGTTCCACCTGCACTGTGAGTAAACACAATATTACCTGCTGAGTTCACACTTGCCGTCACATATGGAACGTTGGCAGCCGATACTGCCTGGATAAAGTTACTGACGGTACCAGTACCGCCAATTGTAACTGTTTTAATGACATTAGTAGTTGTACCTGGCTGTGTGGCATTTAACGTGAAGGTACTACCAACCGCGAATGCAGTTCCAGTCGGAGTTGTGGTACCAGTTATTACTGTAGCGCCAAATGCATAGCGTTCATAAACTGTAAGTGCCGCTGTTGGAATAGTGGTACTCCATTGGTATTGATTCCAACCAACATAAGTAGTCCCGGCTGGAATATTTTTGCCGCCACCTGTGGGGTCAAGGCTGTAAAGTGCAGAGCCGTCACCTGAGTAGGCCGGGCAAGTTTGTGCTATCCAAGTACCCAGCGCGGCACTGTATTGTTTAACAACCACATTCAATCCGTTGTTGGCCGCGCTCATGTTATGCCACACAGAGCCAGTGGGTCTTGCCAACAATGGATCTTGTCCTGAGATCCACTTGGGCTGCTCGTAACTGTAGCTTGGCAAATATTGTGGGGCAGGGTATTGACTTAGTGCAATTCCCAATGTGGTCAACAAGGCCTGAGTGTTAGTGCCGCCGCCGTTGGGAAGACTAATTTCAATAAAACCATCACTGCTTAATGTTGAACCGTCTGCTCCGGCGGCACTTGTTGCATAGATATAAAGTTGATTGTTTACTGCGGCCGCAGTAACACCTGTAATGGTAGCATTGTTAATCACCGTGACCAGGCCGTTAACTGTATTTGTTGCACCAAGTGTGACTGTGGTTCCATTGATATTAAAATTATCACCTGCGGTACCTATAGATCCAGACACAGAGTTTGTTCCTGCCACAGTTGGGTACGAAATTTTCCATGCATTGCTACCCAGTTGAACCCAGACGTTACTAGAGTTTTTGTAATAAGCAAAAATGTATTCATCAATGGTTACAACTGCATAATCACCGATACTACCAACTGTGGTCAATGGGGTGTAGTTAGCAATGGGGCTTCCGGAGCCGCCTACTACATCAGTTACATCTGTGATAACTGTTGGTGTTATTAATTCAAATGCTTGCGTAGTAGCGTTCCATTCAAAAATGCCCCATGTTGACACACCGGTATCTATCCAGTATGTTCCGTTAGCGGCAGCGCCAATTGGACGAGTTAAACTGGCTGTGAGTGCTGTTAAATCAACATCAGCACGTTGCACATAACAACGATTGCTAACACCAAGTGCAGAATAAGCGGCAAGCAAGCCGTATTCGTTGAGTTCGTATCCGTTGATGGGAGTACCAGTTGTGGTGTTGTAGAAAAACGGTACACCAAATGTCTGTGCCAAATCGCGTTGGCTTGTGATCAAATAAGTTTTGTTTGCATTAGCGGCAAGAGTACCGGCTGCTACAGTGACGCCGTCACTGGATACTTTGTTTTGCGCTGTGGCAACCAAAAAGTAAGGTACTGTGTTAACGGCCGAAGGTATATATTGACTCTGGTCAATTACTGTTACTTCTACGCCTGGTGATGTTAAAGCCATAATGGTTTCCTTTTCAAGTTGTAGATATTTATTGGCAAATGCCAAAAACAGCGGAGTTGAGCACCCTTTGGCAAAGGTCCACCATAAATAACTCATGCAAAGACCTATTTGTCAATCATGCCATCAACGCCCGTGTGCTGTAAACTACGTCAAACAAGACGTTACTCACTATCGATCAAAATGTGAAAACTGCACAAGAAAAGGGCGGGGACTTAGACCACGAGATCCACGGTGGAAATCTGCTGGTTACAAGAAAAAACCCGCATGTGACAAATGCGGGTTTAAGGCCAAATTACCAACTCAATCATTGGTGTTTCACATTGATGGGAATCTCAATAATGCCGAATTACGCAATCTCAAAACAGTTTGTCTCAACTGTGTTGAATTACTTAAAAAAACCGACTTTACTTGGCGTCGTGGGGATCTTGAACCAGATTTTTAACTTGCTGGTATAAGTCATCTAATGTACCATTGTTGTCTAGTACAACATCAAATTCTGTTCCAACCCAGGCAGTTTCACTGGCATGAATTTTTAGTTTTTCCAGTTTACGATGGCTAATTGACCAAGTTGAGTTGCCGTTAGCACCACGATTAACACTCACAGCCGCATCATACCAAGCAGGTTCTGGGCCGCGAGCGACTCTAATAACCTTACCACCTGCGTTTTTAATAGCCAGGATTTCGTTGGGAAAACGACAGTCAGATATCACCACATCATCTTGACTGTGGCGCAGTTTGTTTTCCAAACTGGCAATCCAGATATCATCATGAAAACCGGCTCTGCACACTTCTGTGCCCCAGTATTGCAAGATCCAACGCGGCGTTAATGTGGGCATGTGCAGGCGTTCTGCCCACCATGGATCTACTTGTTCGCGCCATTCGCGGGCTTGTTTTGTGCGCCCTTCCAACAGGGTTCTATCCCAACCAAACACTTGACTCACTGCATCTTTGAGAGTTGACGCAAAACTTTCTCTACGGAAGTGGTGTAAGTTAACCAGATAATCAGCAATGGTATCTTTACCCGAACCTATAAATCCACAGATGCCAATGATCATTTGAGTTCCTTTACGTTGAGATATTTAAGCGTGTTTTGTAGCATGCCTATTTGTCTGCGACAATCTTCCAGCGCATGATGACTGGTAGGTGGGATAGGCAGTTCAGGCCAAAGACTAAACACAGTTCTTGAGTCTCGCACCTGGTAATATTTCCAGGGTAGAGGCTTGTTATAACTTTTGTAGGCATGCTCAAGAATGTTCATGTCGTATGTGGGACCTTGGGCCCAGATTAGTTTGGCGTGCCAAATCAACCGGCCTAACTCATCTAATGCTTGATCTAATGGGATACGATCTTGTTCCCCAAATGCTTCTTCACGGGCATGTTCTGGTTGAGTTGCCCACCAGGATATTGTGCCATCATCAATTGCACGATTTTCTTGGCTTTCCAGTGTGACTCTAGCATAGTAATGTCGGTCGTAATGGCCCGAACCAAACGGATCAAACGATTGTGCGGCTATGGTAAGAATAGTGGTGTCAGGACCTGTTGCTAGTCCTTCAAGATCAATCATCAAGTGCATTCAATGATTGTAACACAACTGCAATGCGTTGTCTAGTGTGTTTTAGCCGATCACCCAGGTAAGT